CATACATATAGTGCTAATACCGGATCTAATTCTTCTAATCACAAGCATGAGTTCACTGCAAATACTGATTCACAGGGTGCGACAGCTGGGGTTCCCAAGAACATTAACATTATGCCCATTATTAGAGCTTATTAATCATGTTAGTATACCACTACGACGACGAGACATTTGTGTATCTGGGTTCAGCAGCTGCTGATATAAATCCACTAGACACATCAGAACATTTCTTACCGGCAAACGCTACCTTTATTGCGCCGCCTACCATCCCTGAGGGACAACAGGCGGTGTTTGCTGAAGGCAATGAGACGTGGTCATTAGAAGATATTCCGGCAACACCTTCTATCTCTACCCCGTTGCCTGAATTCAGTACGATGACGGTGGAAGAGAAACTAACCCATTATTCACTTGGTGGATTAGTGGATCATGTTAAGGGTTTAGACGTATTTGCTAGCGCTGCTACAGTTGATTCGCAGTTGCAACACTTCTTACAAATTCTAGAAGCGCTGCAGGGACAAGTAAATAATATTTCTAATTATGAAGCAAGGATTCTTACTCTAGAGAGTGAGATTGATACACTACAAGCAGAGATGGTAGCATTATCAAATGTAGATTCTAAGGCTACTCTTAATGCAAATGAGATAGTAGCAACTAATGCTAATGTTCAACTCTTGCAGCAGAAGGACGATTCAGTGGACATCACAATCGCTTCTCATGAGAGCAGACTAACTACACTAGAGGCAGAGTAACCAATGGGATTAACCGCAACCGATTTGATGCTTGTCCAAAGGGGTGAGACATCATATAAAATTACAGGATCTAACTTAACTATTGATATCATTGATAATCTTTCCACTACCCCCGTGGTTATTAGAGAGATTACTAATAATGTAGCACTGGGTAATCTTGATGTTACTATTAGTGACACTGATATTGGGGGTGTTGTTTCTTTAAACGATTTAGATATTAACCTTCAGTCGGGGTCAGTTAACATCTATTCTGAGTCGGACAAGAGCGTAAGGATTTATACTCCTACTGATCCTTTAACCACGTCTTACTATGTTGAAATTGCTGTCCCTGCAGGAAGCCTTACACAGAATGTAGTGTGGCAATTCCCAAACACTAGTGGGACAGTTGCAAGTGCAAACTCAGTTGGGGACGTTAGTACTCGGGTTACTACTAATGAAAATGATATTACTGCTTTAGAAGTAGCACTGGCGGGTCTTACAACTAGAGTATCTCAGAATGAAGCAGCCATTGCGGCATTGCAAGGTGGATAAATACAATAAAAGGATCTAATGGCATTTACTAATAGCGATCTATTTCTTGTCCAAAGAAGTGAAACGGATGATGAGGGGAACAGGAATGAATTTAAACTCAATGCCAATTGGTTGCAACTGAAAGATTCAGTTAATTCTGACGCTGTACTTCTGAGTGGCAATCAAGATATTCTTGGCGTTAAGCAGTTCAATGATAATGCTGTATTCACAGGTGGCATTGACACCAGTTATGTTCAATTTACTGCTTCAACTAATCCAAACGGAAACTTAGTTTCTGCTCAACAAGATCAGTATCAGTATGGTACGTGGCTTGCGCAACCTTCTGGAGATGATACTTTTGGTGTTTGGGATGTGACGGAACAGATGGGAAGTTATGTGAGAATTGGTAATATGGTGACAGTTGAGTTTGAAGTTTCTTGGAATAGTCAGGTTGGAGCCACAGGAAAGTTTATGATTGGTAACATACCTTTTCCTATCAAAAACGGAACGGTTTCTACTGGTGCTGTTCTTATACAGGGATTTAATCCAGCTCCGGGTTATTTTGGACCTGTACTTAAAGGAAATGCTATTAAGGAAGCTTTTGTTGTGATGATGTCGCCTCTTGATGATGCTGATACTTGGAGACAAATGAACGTAAATCCTGATGGGTTAACACCAGGAAGGTGTGCGGGCCAGATCACATATATTACTGAAGCATAGTTTTATAAATAACTTAAATCACGTTTGATAAGATGACACTTTCACTGTCTGGCGGTTCGTACCGCTATAACCGTTTTGATGATTATGAGACTCTTCAAGAGAAGAAGAAGCAAGGCTTTAATGACGAGCTGGATGATGCTCTAGGTGAAAAGGACGGTAAAGAGTCCGACAAGAAACAGTCTGAAAAGGATCGTCGCGACGAGTCTGAAGGCGAAGAGGAGTCAAAAGGAAAAGGCAAGTTCTCTGGTGACGAGGAGAAGGACGAAGATGAGGATAAGAAGGATAAGAAGAAAAAGGATGTGAAGGAGGCAAATATGAATGCCTACGTGAGAGCCCTTAGTAAAATGGGCAACGTTTATGTCCCTGAGGGCGCTCTTGCCAGCGCAGGCGCTGTTGTTGGTGATGCCCTCAAGGGCGTTGGTAATGCGGTTGGCGGCGCAGCAAAGGGCGCCGGTAAAGCAGTGGGTGGTGTCGGCAAAGGTGTAACTTCCGCAGTTAAAGATACTGCTAGTGGTATTACTGAAGGTTCAGGTGCCGGAAGCCCCGCTAAGATGGTGAAGGGCGTAGCTAAGAACTACAAGGAAACCAATCCGAACATGAAAGCAGAGGAAGTTGTCCGTGACTTTCTCATCGACGAAGGTTACGCTAATAACCCAGTTTCTGCTGCTGTTCTTATTGAGCATATGAGCGACACTTGGTTCAACGAAATCGTCCGTGAGGTTGTGTTTCGTAAGGACTGATTGAAATTGTTGGGGTGTTTTGCTAGACTTACGGGACACCCCGCAATGTGTTATGACAGTTGAAGAAGTAAAGGCTGAGGTTCAGCTGCTAACTCTTGATAACATCAAGAGGTTCCCTATTAAAGAAGGGAAAATGTATGATTTTTACGCCATGTGGCAGAGGCTTGGCCCTCAAGCTGCTCGCGATATCATGATTCCTACCATTTGGGAGGGAGCATGCCCACGACCATCTGAATATTTCAATGTCCCCCTCGAACTATGAGTTAATGTACCGTCGTCCAGACGGAGAAAAGCACGAACATGTAGCAAAAGTGCTCGATGATATCCTAATCAGGCTCGCAAAGCTTGAAGAGGAACAAGCTAAAACACACAATTCTTAATTATGGCAGTTATTTACAGCAAATCAGGGGAGATGAGTGTCGTCCCCACCAACAAAAGGACCTATCAGGGCGCCTCAAAGAACACTAAATATTCTCAGAGGGGTCGTCGTCCCCGCCGTAAAGCACCAAGAGGTCAAGGATGACTTACAAAGAGCAGTATCCAGAGTTTCTTGAGGAAACTATGTTTGCAGAACATGGCACAAAGGTTCTTATTACTGATAGAGCCGCCGATAGGTACCTAGATCAGGCTGCAAAGGAGATCAATAACAGTGAAAACGAGATGAGGTGGCGCATGGCTGCCGCTTATGATAGAAATAGGCACCTTATTCCGCCTGAGAATCGGGATGAGTGAGCCTAAATAGAGAAGAATCCCAGTCTCTATCATGACAAGTTCATTTATTGGTACCAGCGGCCCAGCTGGTATCAAGCTTTCTCGTAAAAACAAGGTTTATAAAGACATTTCTTTGAATTGGGGCAAGGATGATCTCAATCCATTGACAAATGACATAATTTCAATCAGGGATGAGGTTGCAATTAACAATGCAATCCGAAACATTATTCAAACATACCCTCTAGAGACGGTATTTAACAGAGACTTTGGTTCTCAGGTTATAAATTACCTCTTTGATTTCGTAGATGAGGCAACAGCAGGCGTTCTAAAGAACGAAATCGAGAGAGCAATTGACTTCTGTGAGCCTAGAGTCCAATTGGTGGCACCTAATAAATTAACTACTGGGTTAAATTATGCAGGAGTTGTAAGAAATGAGAATGAAGCTGTATATGTAGAAGCCCAGCCACATGAAAACCAGTTCTTTGTAAGAATTACCTATCAAATTGTCGGGACCGATAAAGTTTTCTTTGTAGATCAAATCCTAACCCCTACACGATAGACGATAAATAACTTCAAATAGCAGGACAGGGACTTGGCTGGCGCAATCAATCTAACTGAAGTTGATTTTGAGCAGATAAAGCAGAATCTTATTAATTATCTTAAATCAACTAAACAATTCACTGACTATGACTTCAGTGGATCCAACCTGCAAGTAATATTAAACCTACTTTCCTACCAAGCGCAGTTAAATGCTTATACTGCCAACATGGTGGCTAATGAAAGTTTCTTATCATCGGCATCGTTGAGAGACAACGTAGTTTCCAACGCTAGGATGATTGGTTATCTTCCGTCGTCTGCAAGATGTGCATATTCTAAGATTGACTTTGAATTCCAGTTGAATGGTACAGACTTTCCTCAGGGATATCCACAATCTTTGGAACTTCCACCAGGTATGATGTTTACCACTCAGGGTGGAGCTGGTAATATGGTGTTTAATGTTATTGATACTCAAATAGCACCTGTTACTTCTCTTGGAGTGTGTCAGTTTGTTAATCTAGCTGTTTATGAAGGCACTTATCTACCCGCAAACTTTGTAGTTGATAATACAGACTTCAATCAGAAGTTTATTCTGATGAATGATAATATTGATACCACTACTATTAGAGTAGAAGTGCAGGAGAACCCAGCAACAGACGTAAACGCCTTTTATAAGCAAGCAAATAACCTTGTAGAACTCACTGACGAGAGTAGAGTTTACTGGGTTGAAGAAGTTGACGATGGATTCCATCAACTTACCTTTGGAGATGGTTATTTTGGAAGAAAGCTTCAGGATGGAGCGAAGATCTTTGTCAACTATGTGGTTACGAATGGAGATCAGGGAAATGGAGTCCAGGGAGCAGAGAACTACATCTTCATTGGTAAAGCATACGACTCTTATGGCAATATTGTATCAGTAGTTCCTACTGTTATTTCTGGTGGAAGGTCCGAGGGAGGCGCCCAGGAGGAGAGTATCCCCTCTATCAAGTTTAGGGCACCTAAGTTCTATGGATCGCAGAACAGGGCGGTCGTAGCGTCCGATTACGACGCTATTATTAGGAACCTCTATCCAGCGGTGCAGGACATTTATGTCTACGGCGGTGACACTCTTGCTGAGCCGGAATATGGTAGAGTTTATATTGTTGTTAAGCCGACAAACACAGAAGCGTTATCTTCTATCACTAAGAACGACTTGAAGAAGTCTCTAGACTCTTATCGAGTTGCTTCTTTGGACATTGTTTTCAAGGATCCTGTTATTCTTTGGGTAAGGGCGCGATCCGCAGTTTATTATAACGATAAGAAGACTAGTAAGGACTCCTCTGGTATTCAATCAGAGGTTAAGAGTGTTCTAGACAGTTATGTAACTGCTGGATCCATTTCTAAGTTTGGAGGAGCGGTTAGATACTCCAAGATTGTTGGTGCTATTGATGGCGCCGATCTTTCTATCACTAGAAACGTAACAAACTTGGAGATGAGAAAGAATCTTCTTGCTCGTTTGAACTCTTCAGCTGCTTATGAGATTTGTTTTGATAATCCTTTGAAGATAACCAGTACAGAATCAGTTGTTCAGTCAACTGGGTTCTATCTTAGGGTTGATGGCGTTGTTAGTGATAAGCTATTTTACTTTAAGGATGATACTAAGGGTGGAATCTACGCTTATTACATTGATGCAACAACAGGCAATGACATTATTGAAAATGACTTGTTTGGTTATGTTGATTATGATAAGGGAGAGATTATGTTGGGTTATATTTCAGGACAATCAATTACCTTTGTTGATACGGTAGAACCTGGTGGGATTATAAAGATTATAGCAATCCCACGAGACAACGACATTAAAGTTGCCAACTCAGTCTTTATGGATTTCGATGTAGCGGACTCAATTATTGAAGCTATTGTTGATAAGGAAGTTGCGGGATCATGAGTCATACTAAAGGATACACCGAACAATCTAGCAAGCTTGTTTATCCCTCTTCTCAGGTAGAAAGTACTGTTCCTGACTATATCGCTACAAACTATGCTGCTTTTATCCATTTCATGGAGAAGTCAGCAGAGGCACAAGAGCGTTTAGGCTTTGGGCAGAGTCTTTTACAGAATCTTCAAACATTTAGAGACTTTGATACTTATCAGAATGGTCTTGTTATGTCTGGTATCCTTGCTGCCAGGTTAGATATAGTTCAGACTAAGAGTGCTAATGATAATATTGAAACTGACGCATTTGTTGATATTGTAGATAGTAGAGATGAGATTATTACTACTGATGAGACTGGAACCTTCTTCTTATTGGAAGATGGATCTGGTTTCCCAGAAGAGAATGGTGTTGTTCTTATTAATGATGAAATTATCTATTATAGGAAGAAAGAAGGAAATAAGTTTACTGACTTAGAGAGAGGAGTATCAGGAACAACAGCATTACCACCTTTCATTGAAAGTATAAAGCAAGATTACTATAAAGCAGAAACCGTAGAGGATATCCATATTGCAGGTGCGGTTGTTCATAACCTATCTGTGCTTTTTCTTGCCGCAATTGCAGAAAACATCGGTGAGTCCTTTACTGATGATATGAACATTGATTTGATTAAAGAATCAATTAATAAATCATCACTTTTACAGAATCTAAAAGATTTCTATCAGTCCAAAGGTTCTAAGCTCGGCATCAAGGCACTCTTTAAGATGCTTTTCCTTCAGAATGATGTTGAGGTGACTTATCCTGGTGACAGGATGATTATTCCTTCTGATTCGGGATTTGTTGAAACTCAGATTCTTAGAACAGTTCCTATTCCTGAAGTTTTGTGCGATGATAATGAAAATTGGGCAACTCCAATTGAAACGGTTGGTGTTGAACTAAACCTAAAGTCTTATCCAGACCACAGGACGATTTACGCTAAGACATTTTGTAATTCTGTTTCTGTTTATCCTTATAACCAGGAAGATCAATATGAAATTTATGTGGATGAGGATTTCGTTGCTGGTAACCTAATTGCCAATCCTAACACCACCTTAACAAGAGCTGCGGTTGCAATTAAACTGGATAATGAAGAGGGAGTGATACAAACATCGGTATCTACAGTTCCTGCTGATTATACAACTCTTACAGTTGAGTCAACACTTGGGTTTCCAGAGTCTGGTGTTATTTTTGTTGGAACTGAAGGAATTAAATATACTTCCAAGTCTCTGAACCAGTTCTTTGGTTGTCAGCGTGGTTGGAAGAGTATAATGAGAAATCACCCCGTTGGAACTCAAGTCCAAGGGCCGTTTTACATTGAAGCAAGATATACAAAGAAAGATAGTTATGGGGAGGATGTTGAGTATGTAAGTCGCTCGTGGCCTCTCGGACTAGTCAATAAGGTTAAAGTTAAGGACCCAGGACTTCTCCACAGTGAAACCGATAGCATTTTTGTTAATGGCCCTGGTAGAATTGATCCAAGAAATGAGGCACTTGCTTCGTTCGATGAAAATTATGATGATGTGCTAGCAGAAAGCAATGTTGGCGAAATTGGTAATATTACCGCAGGTGTTAATGGTGTATTCTTTACTGATAAGTATACCTTCGCGGCGTGTAGTAATTTACCTTATTATCGGGTTGGTCCTTTCAGTACCAACGATACAGTAGGTCCTGATATCACAGGAAACAATGCAATTCATGTTGTTCCCCAAGAAGATCAGATCCAACCAAATCCTTATGATAGTAAGGGATTTGATCAAATTGGAATCTTTGTAGATGGAGTTCCTGCTTATAGCAATTATAGAAGACTTAAAATTAAACAGGGTGTAATTGATAGAGTTGAAATTAATTCAAAAGGAAGAGAATATGTAAATCCATCTTTAATTATTGACGAGGAAAGGGTTACACCTACTGAGTTTGATATTGGCGCACGGGGACAAATAAGAAGTGTTACAACTACAAGTACTACTTCATATACCTCAGGTGTTACATCTAGAATAAGTTCTGGCGAAGATGCTGTTATTGAACTTAAATTTAACAAGTATGGTAGGATTTCTACTGTTAATGTCACCAATAGAGGAAAGTGGTATTATGATTTCCCTGAACTTATAGTTGTTGACTCATCAGGTAGAGGTAGGGGTGGCTTGTTAGAAGTTATCACAACCATTGATGGTGAGATTATGGATGTTGAAATCATCGATGGGGGAATAGATTATAAGGTTGTTAAGAATGCCTTTAACGAACCTGTAATGGGTTCCGATGGATACTATAGTTCGGATACCACTTATGTGGAAATTAACCCCCCTGGAAAGGGATGTGGGGTTAACGCAAAAGTTGAATCTTATACCAGGGATAGGGTTTATTCTGTTAATACAAATGTTAGTCAGAGGTTCGATAGCGGAAACGGATATTTGTTTAATGACGGAACTGGGACTATGAGTCAGTTTGGTTATATGGTGGATCCAATCAAATTAAGAGAAAGATTGGGTGATGACGGGACTAAGCACTCCCCTATCATTGGGTGGGCTTATGACGGAAATCCCATTTATGGTCCATACTGCTATACTAATAAAAGGAATGATTTCCATGGTATTACAAGTGTTAGAAGTGGATATGTTAAGAGAGTAAATCGAGTAGGATTGGGTTCCAACCCACCATCGACGACAACTTACCCGATGGGAACATTCGTTGAAGATTATCAATTTGATCCGTTTGCAGTTAACAACTACCCGGTTATATCGGCTAACAATCAAGTCGAAAGTAGTTATACTATAAAAGATGAGAATGGCAACGATGTAATTGTTTATCCTAAACCACAAGAAGGTGACATCATCTATACGGATCCTTATAGCAAGGATGCGTTCTCAGGCGTAATTGATCCGGGCGATCAGATTGAGACATTCTTGGACATTTATGGTTCTGTTGCTTTGGATGAGAATAATGGGATGGTTTGCAATACCCCAGAGTATCCTGTGGAGTTATATCCAGATGGTAGGTATTGTTATTTCATAACCAATAGAGGTAATGCTCCTGCTTTCCCATATATTATAGGTCCTAACTTCCAGAACAAACCAATAAGTCAGAATATCCTTCTTAAAGACGATGACTTCACTGAGGATAATCTTAATAATGTTGCACCTATGTCACTGAAGAGTTCTTACAAACCAGTGGTTATAGAAAGCGAAGATAAGATGATTAAGTTCAACTTTAAACAGATTAGTAGATATAGGAATCCTTATTTGGAATCAACGAAGGATCATCTACAAGTTAAAGTAGATACTATTACAGCTGGTGAGATATCTGGAATTGAAGTTGTGCAAGGATTGCCCAAGACTACTATGGTTAATGACATAGTAGTATTTGATAATACTGGTAGTATGGGCGCGGGAGCACAGGGAAGGGTAAATTGGATTCAGGGTGAGAATGTTACTGATGCCAGAGGCTCTTTAATTGTTACTCAGCTTATATCCCATAGGCAAGTGATAGATTTGGATTATATCCAATTTAAGAAGGTTTGGAATAAAACTCTTAAGGGTTGGGAATATAGATTAGTAAACTACCCATTTGAGTTTGTTCCTGACACAGAGATTCAAACTACCTCAGGAAGTAGAGCAATTGTTGAATCCTTTGACTGGTATACCAAACTTCTTATCGTTAATGTTATCACCGCCAGACTTATCCAACCTGGTGATATTTTCCATGATAATGCTGGTGAGGTTTGTATAGTAAGAGATGAGAATCTTGTTACTTATATGGGACCAACTAATGTTAGGAAAACTGCTCCAGATCCCCCTGGTGGTCTTCAGGCAGGAATGTTCTATATTAATATTAAGGATGCATATGCCACTAGTACCTGGACGGGTATTTCTGGCGAGTTTGTATCACAAGATCAAGCAGTTTATTGGGACGGTACAGAGTGGAAGATTAACAGTTATACAACCCTGTGGGATAATACAGGAGATAGTGGTTATGAAGAGGCTGAGCATGGCAGTGAAGGATTGTATAAACTGGATTCTCTTGACTCCATGCTTCTTACTGAGAACAGCTTCTACTTCCTTGAGTTGGAAGGAAATATTAAAGAAGTAATTTCCAAAACTCCAAGGATGGGAAGTAACCTCTTTGTTTCTTATGGGGAACCCACTACAGCGGAACAAGGAGACTTGTGGTGGTCCATCAATAATGGAAGGTTATATGTATACTACATCAATGTTTATATTGATGGTGAACAAATTACTAATAAACCCACTTGGGTTTGTGCGCAACCACTTGGTACTAGACCATTGACTGGATCTAGTGATGTTGGTATTGGTTTCGATCCAGGGGAAGGTGAAGTTCCGTTGGAAGTTATTCAGCAGATGGTTAATGGAAGAAGTGTTACGATTGCTAATACTGCACCTTCGACCAGACCCCTTGGTAAACTTAATCAACTTGGAGACCTTTGGTGGTCTCCAGCTACTGGCCTGTTGTATATTTGGAATACTAACTCAGTGTTTACTCTTGGTCGTGCAGGTGAACTAATTGAGTCTGAATGGGTATGTACCGATCCTTCTGGTATAGTTCCTATGGATGGCGCTTCTGACACTTCATCAATCGTCCCTAGCGCTTCACAACTAAGTGCAGCGGAAGCGGATGACCTTAATAATGTCACTAGCGACTCAATCTACTCACCTTCCATTACTACTATCCTTAGTGCAGATGCCCCTACAATGACTCCTGACGGGGACCCACTAACACAAGGTATGTTATGGTGGTCACCAATTACTGGTAGGATGTACATTTATTATGCATCTACTGGAGTTACCACTGATGCTCAATGGGTTGTTACTAATCCGATTGGTATGACAAGTAGTGAGTATTCTGAGGACAGGTTGATAGTGGGTGATGGTGGATTATCTGATGCTTCTGTCTTTGTTATTCCTGAACTCCCAACAACCACTAGGCTTTGGTTTAAGGACCTAAGGGGATTTAAAGAAGGGGAAGAGATTCTGTTTGAAGTAGCAGCACCTGGGCTTGACGGTTCTATTGATACCGCTGTTATTAAGAGAAAGAGTGCTAGAGGTATGGCGAAAGTCATAAGAAGAGAGGGATCTAGTTATATCCCTGATGGGGCACCTTCTATTAATAACACTAGGGCATCTTATACTATTACTTGTGCACAACCTGTTAAGTTAGTTAAAGGGGATACAATTAAGATTCATGGTTCCGATTATGACGGACTCAACACCAAGTGGGAACTTAACAAAGTAGGACAAGTAATAACACCAGATGCCATGGCAGTTGTCGGCACAGGAGCAACCGAGGGGCAGATTATTGGTGTTACTTTCTACGAAGATCAGCCAGGAAAACCAGAGACTAGAAGATTAGGTTCTGGATTCAAGCAAAACTTCTATTGCTACTTTATTGGTGGTAGTGGACAGGGAGGAGTTGGATTCTGTAAAGTTAGTCCTATTCTTAAGGATGGTACCGGAGGTAATGTTATTGAACCAGTTCAGATTATCAATCCAGGTAGAGGTTACATTGCAAATGATGTAGATGAAACAATTGCGGGGATATATCATCTTCGTATTGTGTGGGGAACTGCGCTAACCGAGAATATGATGCAGTTCTGGACAAGTACTCTTTATGAGGAAGAGATTGGTATTAGCTATTGCTTGAATAAGAGGTCAGTGATGGGATATGCTTGCGAGTGTAGAGTATCTTCTGGTGGAATGGCATATGAGTCAATGCCAACTATTATGGGTCTTGAAAAGAGGGCAGGAGACGCAGCTGAGTTTGAAATTGAGATGTCAGGCACTCAGATTGAAAGCGTAAGAATTACTTACGCCGGAAGAAGATATCAGAATCCGCATGCAAGGTTTATAGATCAAGGTGGTAATGGTTATGGCGCAACTGCAGCAGTGACAACTAATCCGAATACTGGTTGTATCACAGAAGTAACTATGCTTACACCAGGAACTGGTTATACACTTCCTACGATGGAAGTTATAGATATTGGTGGAAAGTATATTGCAACTACAAAGAACATCGGTAAGATTGATTCTGTATCAGTGCTCGATCCAGGTAGAAACATTTCTGCAGATTTAACACTCAAACCAGAGTTGTTAGTAGAGTGCAAAGCCATTGTTCAGATGAAGCAAGGTAGTAGGTTTGTTAGAGGAGAAGAGGTTTATCAGGGAGTTGCCACTCGAAAGTATTTCACTGCAAGAGTTCTTTGGTATGATGAAATAAGAGATATTGTTACTCTTTCCTTTGATAATGGTGAAATTTTAGAATTACCGGCAAAACCAGGAACAGAGTATGGTGGTGATTTATTACCAGGCGAAGATCTCATTGGTGTATCTAGTGAAAGCGTTGCTGAGGTATTAGTAAGTGGACAAGCAGACATACTTCCTAGAGTAAGGGGTGTTTCTGGCACTACGGGAATCTTTGTGACAGAAGAGTCTATGCTCAACAGAGCTTACGCTGTTATACAAGACTCACGGTATTATCAGTGGTTCTCTTATGTTATATCCTCACCAATGCAGAAGAGTGATTATGAGACTTATGTAAAGGATATGATTCATCCAGTTGGATTTGCACTCTTTGGTAATGTTATTATTAATGAGTCTGTTGAGTCTCCAACTATAACATTGGATGCTGAAGCTATTGAGGATACTTCGGTGTTCCTTATTCAGATTGATAGCGAAGCATATAAGAAGCAACTTGCCCTACTTGGTACGGATGGGGTGGATGTTCCTAAGGATACCATGTTGGAAGGAGAAATAGGATACAAATCATCTTAAAACTTATCCTAAATAACTCAGAATAAAGCGAGGGAGACTCTTGGCTACTGTAATTCAAATTAGTGCGCTTGCTACTGCAACCCAGGTTGATAGTAATGATGCTATTGTAATTAACAAACTTAGCAATGATGGTTCTGATACCTGGACAACTAAGCAGGTTACTCTTTGGAACTGGGTTGACGAAACGGCGGCAATGACAAGATTGGGTGATTTGAAGAATGTCAATAGTGGAGTCAATGGGGCGTCTGAAGGTAATGTTTTACTTTTCAATGGAGTTGAGTGGGCAGCTGGCAATATACCTGGAACTGCTACTAAGGGTACAGTAACTCTTGTAGCACCAGGTGATGGCATAAAGACAGTTCCTGTTGCTGGAATTGATGAAATTGGTACCGTTTCTGTAGATGATACCGTTTTTAGAACTGTAGGCGTCCAGTCAATAACGGGAGATACTTCACTTTATGGTAATTTTGTTATTGATGGTAGTATCACTGCTAGCGGAACTTTAATCATTCCTATTATTAGTGGTGTTTCTAGTCTCAGTGTTGTTAACTTGGTTGTTAGTAATAGTATTTCAGTTAATAATATAGTTAATGTTGATACTTTAGATGTCCAGAATTTAGATGCAACAAACATTACAAATGTATCTACTTTCCAAACAGACGCAGTTGATTGCAACGGAACAATAACCGGAGTAACCATTGGTGAAGACGGTATTACCACTTTCTATGGTGATGGTTCTAACCTGACAGGAATCGATGCAGCAAAGCCACTTAGGTTTAGAAGTGATGTTGCCGTTGCGGTTTCTCAAGCGCCAGACTCAAGTTCAGTCCCACCTCTAGAGGGTGGTGACTTTTGTATTAACATCATTACTGGTGACGCAGGGTCATCCTGGGTTGGACTTCAAGGGCAAACTATTATTGCCAACCAGATGGTTTATTATAGCTCTACTTTGACAGCTTGGGTTGCTGGTGGCGTTCAAGATAATAGTCTTTACCTTCCTGTAACTGGGGGGACACTAACAGGTGCTCTTTATGCTCCTAATTTCGTTGGTAGTTTAGAAGGAACTGCAGATAATGCAACTAACGCTTTAGCGGCAGATATCGCAACAACTGCATCTCATTCTTCTACATCAACTACTGCAGCTAATGTTGAGGTAAATCCTGATACAACGATTGGTTCTTTATATCCTACATTTGTAGATAATGCTTCTTCAGATGCCATTAGGATTAACACCGACCTTTCTTATAATCCAGGAATTAGTGCATTATCTTTAACTGGTTCCATTACTGCTACAACTTTCCACGGGGATGGTTCTGCACTGACAGGTGTTGTTGCTACTACTGATTCCTGGAGCGGTGGTAATGTTTTTAATGATATCAGTGTTCGTCCTTCTGCAGATGTCCCCCCTCAGGTAGAAATTACAACAAGTGGCAATGTAGCTATAGGTGGTTACTTTACTACTGAGTCTAACACAATAGTTGCACCTATTGCTTCGAGTTCTGTTAAGTTCTCAAATAAGGTACTTAATAATATTACTGGTAATAGGGAAAATTCATATGTGTTAACCGGAGACGGCACTATTCGTATTGGTGGTAATATTGATACCGACACCCTCACCGGACAATTAACTACAATTGGAGCTGATGGGACGGCAAGTTTTGGTGGTGCCATTGCGGTAGGCGGTCAAGTTACCTCCTCTTCTCTCACTACCGGAACCAGTACCTTTACTGGGGCGATGGGAGGTGTTGGTGCAACCTTTAGTGGTGATGTAACAGCAAATAAGTTTACAGGGGAATTTGAAGGAGATGGCAGTCTAATAACTGATGTGCCAATGGTACCAGCTGGTAACGACACAGAGGTTCAGTTCAATAATAGTGGCGCAGTCGCTGGTAGTGGAAACTTAACTTATAATGGAGATAAGTTGAGTGCCAATGGTGTTGATGTTCCACAAGGACAACTTTATATCAACGGGACTGCTTATCTAGGCTCAGCAGCAATGCTGAACCAAATGAATGGTTCAGTTCAAGGAGAGGTTAAACCTTATAAGGTTGTTTCTGTAGATAGCGGCAGTAGCGTTTCTGGTTTCAATAATCTTGGATATAATACCCTTACCGGCGTCAACTACGCCGACGCAGCAGCTGCTGGAGCAGGGACCGCAGGACAGATTGCTGTAATTGGTGGAGCACTTTGCTTCCACGATGGGACCAGCTGGAAGACAGTCACCCTGGGCGCAGCACCCGCTTAATTAACTAGAAAGTACTAATGGCAACCGTAACTACCAACGACCTTAGGGTCATGAATGCAAAGAACTTTATTAGTTCTTTGAACACAGCAGATGGCGATGCACGATCTTATGTCTTTATCGGTAGACCCAATGAGTGGGAAAGAGGAGATACTCGTCCTCCTACTCCAGGCAATAACTGGAGGGAGTTTTATGAGACATATGATGAGATGCTGAGTCTTCAGCGTATTGGTACCACTGATGCATACCATATGCTTCGTAGGGACAGATGGACTTCTGGTGTTACCTTTGATATGTATAAAGCTGATTACTCAAAAAGAAATAAGTCCTACTCTGGTGCGTCAAACCTTTATGACTCCCGTTTCTATGTCATAAACAGCACTAATCAAGTTTATGTTTGTCTTAATAATAACAATAACCTTCCTTCGACTGTTGAACCAACAAATGAGACAAACAGTCCGTTTACTCTCGGGGATGGTTACCAATGGGTAAGACTCTTTAGGATTACTGACGGTGGAATGCAAGCATGGTCAACAGAGGATTATATTCCCATTGCTCCTGCGACGAAGACTGATTCTTCTGGATCTTTGGTTCCTGATATAGGTAATACTATTGATGGTTCTGTTTACACCGTTATCATTGATAGAGCTGGTGCGAACTATACTAATAATCCCCCAGGAGCAGTCAATGCTTTAGATAGTTATTATTGTCGTATCACTGGTGATGGTAGAAATGCCATTGCTAGGGTAAAGGTTTCTGGTGGAGAAGTTAGATCAATACAGGTTGTGGAACCAGGATTTGGTTATACAGAAGCAACTGTTAATTTCACTGCTGGGAACTGCTATGCGAGTAAGGCTGCTCTAGATAAGGATATGAACGCACTTAACCCATTGGGTGATGGTACATTCAAAAGTAGTGTTATTATTTCACCTCCAGGTGGTTGGGGAACTGACATTGCCAGAGAATTAGGTGGTACACGAGTTGGTGTGTTCTCTCTTATGGGAGATACTGGATTTGACTTTATTGAAGGTGTTAAGTTCAGACAGATCGGTATTATTCAAGATCCAGAACTACATCCGTCAACATTACCTAACGCTCAGACCCTTAGTGCATCCTATGCTATCCTTTATACTCCAATGAGTGGTGTTGTTAAGTTTAAGATTGGAGAAACTATTGAAGAGACTGTTATTGTTGATGGTGTAACGAAGACAGCAAGAGGAACCGTTGTTAACTGGGATGAAACCAATGAAATTGTAAAGTATATTCAAGATCCTACTCTTCATGCAGACGCTGATGGAAATCTTTATAGATTTGGTGCTATCTCAGCAGAAACAGATAATCAAGTTTTGATATATGGGCTAGACTCTAATACTGTTATAACTCCACAGGACTCTACTGGTACAAAAGCAGATTTGACATTTGTTGATGGATTTGCTGCTCCTGAGATTATGCATTACACTGGTATGATGACATATCTTACCAATCAACCTCCAGTTTTGCGTGTTGGACAACAGTCCGAAAGAATTAGCTTGGTGATTGCCTACTAAATAACCCAAAAGGACTAGTTTAGGAAATGCCTTACCTGAATACCAATATTGACCCGTATCGTGACGACTATGATGCTCTGAACGATTATTATCAGGTTTTGTATCGACCTGGACGACCTGTCCAAGCAAGGGAACTTAATCAGCAGCAAAGTATGCTGCAGAATCAGATTGCAACCTTTGCTCAGAGGATTCTGAAGAACGGGGATAATGTCGTTCCTGGTGAGTATGGTATTCAGCGCCCAGCGCCCTATGTGCGCCTCGCTAGCATAACCAATGGTGCTCTTGCCGAGGACTTTAGGGGCTCGACTGTTACGGGCGTTACAAGCGGTGTTATCGCCAAGGTTAATTATACTACTGAGAAGGAGGAAGGGAAGAAAGGCAACGATATTACATTCTATATCACCTATGAAAGTTCTGGAGATACCTCAGAGTATAAGTCATTCCTTCCAGGTGAGACACTCCTTTCTGATACAGATAACCTTTATACTGCAGAAGTACAAGAGAAGAAAGCAGGATTCCCTAAGAAGAAACCAGTTGTTGGAGCGGGCTGCCTATTTACTGTAGAAGAAGGTTGGTTCTACATTGGTAGTTACATGCTTCGTAACGCGAAGCAAACTGTCGTAGTTGACCCATATGGTACTAACCCAACCGCTAGGGTTGGCTTCTTAGTTACTGAAACCTTTGTTAATGCTTCAGAGGATACACAACTTTTAGATAATTCCACTGGTTCATCTAACTTCAACGCTCCTGGTGCTGACAGACTGAAGATTACACTTAACCTTGTGTCTCAGGATCTGAATGCAACTGATCCTAACTTTATCAGTCTTGCTACTATCATCCAAGGTAATATCCAAGGGATGCCTGGTGAGACTATTAAGTGGCAGTGGTTATACGACCTTCTCGCAAAGAGAACCTATGATGAGTCAGGTGATTACATTGTCACTGACTTTGCCATTAAGCAGTTGGAGTATCCCAATACGGAGACACAAACCAAAGGTCTTTTTGATGCTAACAATAAAGGAACCTATCCACCCGTTCCCCTGAGTGGTTCAACGGACAGACTAACCTTTGAAGAAGCAGACGCAAATTATGTGTTGGAGATTTCTCCTGGTACTGCTTATGTTCAAGGTTATCAGGTAGAGTATAAGACTCCAGTTTATAAGTTTGGAACAAAGGCAAGAACGCAGTTATTCAGAAAGAATAGCAGAACTGGCATTACTCCTGGTTATAACTTGGATGTAACTAACGCTTATAGTACTCCTAACTTTGAAAACGATGATGAGGCGATTGCGTTTAGTCAGATTACTTGCTATAGAAACTTTGGTGATGGTTATGTTGGTGAAGCAACAAAGACAGAACCAACTGCAGAGAACCCATTTCCAGAACCTTATAACTACGGCAATCCACCACCTACTACCTATCACATCACATTATCTACGAATATTGGTGAGACTGTAGATAATAATTATAAAATTATTTGGAAAAACGATAGAAGTGCTGTCGTCACTAAGAAATCAGGCGGTGCACCGTATCCGGTAAGGGGACAGGCATTTGGTGGTATTCCTATCATTGATTCGATTAAGGTTAATCCTATACCTACAGGTGTTGTTAGTCCTCGCTACTTCATGCCCACTAGAGAGATAGTAGAAGATGAGAGTGGAGTTAATGGATTTGATTCTATTCAGAATTTGGGTATTATTACATCCAATTTCTTTACTGAGTTGGCGGTTGTTTCTGAACAAGGCACTGAACTTGAATGGGAAGTGGGATATGAGGTAAAGGGAATTAAGAGCAGAGCAGTAGGTACTGTTGAGCAGGGCACCGATGGTAATTCCTTGATTCTTTCTAATATTAGTGGAGAGTTTAGATACAACGAGACAATATCACAGACTAAGTCTAACGGAGACGAAGTACTCGGTAGACTGCTAAGACCAGGTGATGTTTATGGTTTCTACTGGACAACTGGCGATGGTGGTACAAATACCAATAGTACAAGTGACTATGATTTGGGTTCGGTTAATTCTATTGTCGTAACCTCGTTGGAAGCAAAGAAAACATTAACTAAAGGTGCAGATAAAGACTTCATTATTGGTGTTGGTGTAGGAAATCAAGTAGATGGTTCTCAGATCATTCTTACTAAGAAAGGAAGAGAACGACTTTATAACTTCCCATTCCCTGCCGGCAGCCCAGATGCTTCCATTAGGATTAACTATAAGGCAGAGACGGATACTGGTGTTAAAGGATTTGCTGTTCTCCTGCCTAGCAAGATTACTAATTCACTTTCCAAGACAAAGTCTTTCTTCGGGAACCAGACAGGGAAAGATCAGTTCTCTGCTGACATTGCCACACAGAGTAGCAGAAATGCTGATGTCTTAAATGTAGCACAGGGATCTACCTTCAATGGCAAAAAGAATAACACATTTATTATTTGTGAAGACTTTACCGGAGACCCCTCTAACGAATTGCTGTTTGGTGATGTTGTTACATTCACAGTAACAAACGCCAGTGGTGACGATTACGAAGTCTCCAAGATGGTATACTTTGCTACTGCTCCTATTGGTAGAGGTACCGGACAGAGAGCAAGGGCAAAGGTTTACTTTACTACTGCTTTAGAAGATTCGGTACAGGGTAAGGTTGTTGCTAGAATCAGAGCGAAGAGTAAGGGAGAGGCATCACAGAATCTTATCTTCCAGCTTCCACAAGCAGTGTGCTCAACACTAGAAACTAATGCAAGGGCAACCAAGATTGAATATGAGATTTATCGTGAGTATATCATTGACATAGATCAAAACAGTAATTCTTTCAGCATCCAAACGGCGGGCACTACTGCAGGCGGTGGTAGATCAAAGGAAGAGTTCTTAGATGATCCAAATGAGATTAGTATTGCTGTTATTAAGAACATTGGTGATAAGAGCGATGCAGATAATCTAAGAGGTAGGACTATTTCTATCGATCAAGATTATAATGATGGTGGTTATATTAGAGGTATTCTTTTAGAAGAAAACAACACTAAAGCAACCTATAGACTTGCGTTTACGAATGGAGCACCGAAGCAACTTAAACTTAAAGTTCTTGTTCCCGTCCAAGTTAGAAATGCTTCGGCACGACTGAAGGTTCTTCGTAAGAGTGCGGACAGATCAAGAAAAGATAATAAGATTAGTGCAGCTAATGCATATGCTAAAATCATTTCCTTGGGCAAAGCAGATGGGTTTAGGCTGAATAAGGTGGAGACAGCTAGTGGGATGGACATCACTAAACGTTATAACTTTGATAACGGACAGAGAGATAATGTCTACCACATTGCTCGATTGGAATTAAAGAAAGGCAAAGCAAAACCAAAGGAAGCACTTTATGTTGACTTTGAGTGGTTTGAGCATTCTGGTGATGGAGACTTCTTTAGCGTTGACTCTTATACCCATGATGATGGTATTAGTTACTCTGCTATTCCTGTCTACAACCCAATTGCTGGAATTGTTAGTCAGTCTTTTGGATCACCAAATGTATTCATGCAGTTGAGAGATTGTGTAGACTTCCGTCCAGTTGTTAATACACAAGATGAAGCAGGTAAGAGTGGCATTGCACCAACACCTTCTGTTATCTCAGCAATTACTGATAATTATTGTTGTCAGGGTGGTACACTGGATGGTACAACCTTTACCCAAAGCGATATAAACTTTAAGGACCCAGAAAGAGGCGGTAACGCATTCTCACCAAGGATGCCAGTTTCTAGAACAAGGTTCCAAGCTAATATTGCTTATTATGCAGCTCGTTATGATAGTTTGTTCTTAGAGAAGAACGGGCAACTGACTATTATCCAAGGTGAACCCGGTAACCAACCAGAACCCGCCCCGGATCTCCAGACTGGTATCAGGTTGTATGACTTGTTCCTGCCTGCTTATACATTCACAGCTGATGACATCAATGTCAAGAAGTTTAACTATAAGCGCTTCAGGATGAAGGACTTGGCAGAGATGGAAAGGCGTGTTGATAGAGTTGAAGAACTCATCACCCTCTCTATTCTTGAGCAAAGCACCCTGAACATGTCAGTTAGGGATGCTGCCACTGGTATGGACCGCTTTAAGAACGGCATCGTGGTAGATAACTTTAGAGGGCATGGCAATGGAGCTGTTGGAAACCAGCAGTATAGAAATAGTATCGATCCCAAACAAACCCACCTGCGGGCGCCGTTGTTCCAGGATCAAGTAGAGTTTGAAGAGTTATGGCAGTCTAATGAAGAGAAAGAAGCAGCAGGTTATGTAGTAAACAATGGTATTGCTACTTTACCTTTCGTGTCAGGCGCCTTTATCAACCAACCAAGTGCTACGAGGACGATTAACCTCCAGCCCTATTCCGTATTCACTTGGGAAGGCAATATGGAATTGGATCCTCCCCTTGACACTTGGCAAGATATTAATGAGCAACCAGATTTAGTTGTTGCTGATAACGATCTTTATGATGCCATGGTGAACCTTACAGGTAGTCTGAAGCAGTCCGGCATTGGAACCGTATGGGGTGACTGGGAAACCAAAGGTTCACCTCAGACTTCAGTTAGTACTAAGGTGGATAGAACTCCTTCTACTAGTACAAGTCTTGACAGAAGAGATAGTTCTTGGGGCGTTGATTCAAGAATTACAGGAAGGTTAGTGACAGGTGGTACAACCACAAAGGTTGAAACTACCACCACTACCACAAAGATGGCAAGGCAGCAGACTAAGACATTCTTGAAGGTTGATAGTGGTGCCACGCAAGAAACTTCTTATGGTGAGAGGGTTACTAATGTGGCTCTTGCTCAAACAATGAGGACTATTCCTGTTAGGTTTAGAGCAACTAGACTGAAACCCAATACTAGGTATTATGCATTCTTTGATGGGGTACAAGTTAATGGATGGATTGACCCAGATGAATTGGAAAAGAGTGAAGATTTTGGTGATAATGTTCTTCGCTATCCAGAAGAGGGTGATTATGGTGCCGGAGGAAAGTCAGGTTTAGTTCTTGATCCGTCAGGTAAAGGATTCGGAGCGAATCTAATGAGTGATGGATTTGGAACTGTACAGGGCACCTTCCTTATCCCCAATGGTAGAAAGCCAGAGCAAGGCACCCAGTTTAGGAGATTGAATAAGGTTAAGTATCAGAAAACTGGTATAACCAGGTCCTTCACAACGGGCACTAAAATCTTCAGACTTACTAGTAATAAAGATAACCCTGAGGATATGTCACTGGTAGAGGGCATTGCCGAAGAGGCGTTTACCGCTTCTGGTATTATGTTGGATAAGCAGGAAACTGTTGTATCTACTAGGGTTCCTAGTTTCAAGGTTAAGACTAAGAAGGGTAAGAAAGAGACTAGAACAGAGGTTGAAGAGGAAGTAACAGATATCGAAGTCGATCAGGGAACGACTACTCTTTCGGGATTTGATATTGAAGTAGATCTGGACTTTGATGAGATTGAACGGGAACTGAACCAACCAAACCGCGATGACCCTGTTGCACAGACATTCAGGATTAATGCACAGAATGCCGAGGGTGTGTTTGTTACAGAACTGCAAGTCTACTTTAAGACTAAAGATAAGACACAACCAGTTCTTGCATATCTTACCACTACAGATGGTGAGGTTCCAACAAATACTATCATTCCGCACTCCAAAACCACATTGCAGTCTGATAGTATCTTACGGACAGAGGTTACTCTTCCCAATAATGTTGATTCTGTTACCCTTAATAAAGGTGACGAGATTGAGGGACTTACTTCTGGGGCAACAGGTGTTATTGCTGCAGCAGAAACATTCGAGTCTGCTACGGCAAATGAAACAAGGAATGTAGATGATAACACATATAACATTATCTTGAAGAACTATCTGAATGAGTTTGTACCTGGTGAGCGGTTTAAAGTAACATCGGCTGCTAAAGGCGATATTACTAGGACTAAGTTCTACATCGTAGATGACGAGATAAAGTTAACCAGATTGGACATGACTAACTTTGGTACTGGGTATTCACAAGATACAACAACAGTTACCATTTCTGCTCCCGATTTGAAGAGTGGTAGAACAGCGAAGGCAGAAGCTTTAGTATCTTCTACCGGAGAGGTTTATGCTCTTGAATTTACTAGAACTGGTAAGGGATACACGAAACCACCTACAGTGAGCATTGACGGTGCTGGATCGAATGCGAAGGCTGCGTTTAGATATGTTAACAGCAAACCTGCTATTAAGATGGGCGTTGCAACTTCTAAGGACGCCACAGCACCTACTACGTTTAAGTTCAAGGCACCTATTTACCTTCTAGCAGATACTTTCTACTCATTCGTTGTTAAGGCACCAACTTCATTGGATTATCTAATGTATTGTGCCAAGATGGGTGAGAATAAGATTGGCACTAATGTTAGGGTGGTAAATCAACCCAACTTGGGCGCTCTGTTTATGTCACAGAGTGGTGGTTTGTGGACAGAAGACCAGACAATGGATGTTATGTTCAAACTGAGAAGGGCTAGGTTCCAAAATAATACCATTGGTACCATTACCCTTCAGAACGCACCAGTTGATCAGAAGGCTCTGCTAGACGATCCAATTGAAACCAATTCCAATGGTGGTGTCGATGCTATTACAGATGGTAACACCGTATTTGGTTCTAATCCTTGTGTGGTTAGAGTAACGAGTTATCATCATGGTTTAGAACCAGGTGACTTTGCTCTTATCAGTGGGGTTAGTGGTTCTGGTTCACCTTCTAATATTGGTGGTATACCAATTGATGCCCTCAACGGACTTCAAGAAGTTGTTGATGTTAACATTGACGAGTTTACCTTTAAGGTTCCGGCAACGATTGAGATTGGTGGTGAAGACGTCGCGTCATTCGCTACTTC